GCTGGCAAGTTCTTTTGCAAACAGTGTTTTAACAGCATATACTGACGATACACTAGCTACAGCTTCAGATATAACTACTTTGCAAGCTTCTTTTGGCACTTACGTGCAAGGTGAGCTAGCGACCTACTCAAATACCTCAGCTACAAACTCTTTAATTGCAACCGCTACAGCAGATATGGCAACTGTCCAGGATTTGACAACACTGGAGGCTACATTAGAGACATATGTAGATGGTGCAATAACTGGATCATCGAACGCTGGTATTACCGCTAGCTATTTAACAACTGTTTTAGCGGATTACGCAGAGGCAACGGATTTAACAGAATTACAAGCATCGATAGGAACGTTTGACGCTAATGGCAATATCACTGCATTGTCGAATGCTTTCTCAACACAAGTTACTAGCGCGGTCGCGGGAGAAGGTTATGCGACTACTTCCTCATTAAATACACTTGAGGCATCATTAACAAGTTACATAGACGGTGAAATAGCATCGTCCTCGACTGCAGGTATTACTGGATCTCAATTAACAACAGTCTTAGAAGATTATGCAGAAGCTACTGACTTAACAGCTTTAGAAGCCTCTATAGGTACTTTCGATGCGAATGGTAACTTAACCGCTTTATCTACTGCTTTTGCCAATCAAGTAACTTCGGCAGTAGCGACTGATACATTTGCGGAAGTAACAGATTTAAATGAACTAAAGGCTGAGATTGGTACTTTCGATGCAAACGGAAACCTAACAGGTTTATCGACCGCGTTTTCAACTGAATTAACAGATATTATTGCCACTGAAAACTTGGCGAGCGCTCAAAGCGTTACGGATCTTACAGCCACAGTAACACAAAACAATACTACGCTATCTGCTGGTGTTTCCTCTAATCAATCGGCTATTGCTTCAGTCGATGGACAACTAGCAGCTTCCTATGGTTTAAATGTAACAGCGGGGAATGCAATTTCAGGTATGACTTTGTTAGCGGATGGGACTACTAATCTTTCTGAAATTAAATTTGTAGCCGACAAGTTTTCAATAGAACAGCCTAATGGTAATTCTATTGCTCCTTTCGTTCTTAACAATGACGGCTCTATATCATTAAACGGGGCGGTGACATTTTCAAATTCGTCGTCTGGCTCAGGAATTAGCCAAACCGATTTACAAAACTATTTAACAAATAACAATTACACTACAACAAGTGACTTACCTACTGAGTTCACCACTACAGACCTGCAAAATTATTTAGATGATGAGGGTTATGAATCAGGCGGTATTGATTCAGCGCAGCTGGCGACTTATCTTTCTAATGGCGGTTATATAACTGATCAAACCACAATCAGCGGAGGAAAAATTACAACAGGTATTATAGCTAGTCAAAATTTTGCGATGCCCACGAATTCTTTAACATCGGGTTATTCAATTAATGGCATGGGTATAAACCTAGACAATAATTCCATACACGCTAAGGAGTTCTATATTAATGCAGACGGGTCCGCAAACTTTGGGGGTATTCATTCAGCTGGATCAATTGGTAGCTGGACGGTAGACAGTAGTGGGGCGTTAAAAGACAGCTCATCAGAAATTGTTCTCGACCCAAGCGGATCGTACACAGAAGTCGGCACGGAAAAACTTGTGCTATCTTCAGAAGATTTACCAGCGATTGCGCCAAGCGCAGCCACAAGCGCACAATTTTCTTTAGGACTCGGCACCCTAGGTAGCGGCTTGTCTACTAGCGCTTATCAATTAAGTAGTAGAACTGGTTCAACAACAACCTCTGGCTCAAACCCTAAAACGAATAAGTATTTCTTTTCAGACATAACCGGCACTATAGCTGGTTCTAACACCCAGGGCAATATAGCTTACGACGCTTATGGCGGTGGAGATTTTACATATACAATACCCTATGGAGCGGGGCCTACTTTTGGCGAAACTAGCGCAGTAGCAACATTACTTGGAGCAGCGGGTATAACTTTTGGTTTTCAATCCGAATTTGGTAAAGATTACGGCTGGGGATCAATATCCGCATCAAGCGGCAACACCACCTCGGGGCCAAGCGAAGGAGGACTTGATGATGCTAATGGCGGCAACAGCGTTGATGAACCAACTGACGGCTCTGGTGGATTAGATTATGATAGCATCCCTAACATAACTGATATTGCAGGTTTTGATTACACACTAAATGTTGTATTCAAATTTTATTTTGTTCCAGACAATGGCGGCGCTAGTGTTTTATTAAAAACTGAAACAAAAGCAGTAGCTTCTGGATCTATATCCAAAGATTTAAGAGACGCAACTTCGGTTATTTTGAGCCCTAATAACGATAATGAGTATTTCGGCGTTATTGCTAATGTGCCAGGCAATTGGGCGTCTGGTCAAATTGAGGGAACTTATCAAGCCCCGACATCATCAAACATAGGTACCGCTACAAATCCAGGTGATATACGTGTGGACTCTTTCTATGAATATGATTTTAGTAATATATACGTATGGTCAGCTGGTACTTCAACTTCAGGGTATGATATGACAACGCCTTGGTCATACATACACCCCACGGTCCGACAATATCTTTCTTCCGGTGAAGACTTAACTAATTCTTTTAGTAATGTATTATTTACAGGCGCAACAGCAAAAACAAATATTGGATTAAACGGTATACAGGTTAGGGGTAATAAAGGTTTTGTTGCCCTCGGAGATGTTGTTCCCGGGTCCGCTAACGCGGTTGCTCAGGTATGGGGTAACACACAAGTATTCGGTACTTTAACAAGTAACGCTGCTCGTACTTTTTCAGATAAAAATCTAAAAGAAAATATTATACCAATTTCAAATGCTTTAGACACGGTTTCGAAATTGGAGCCTGTTTCATTTAATTGGAAGCCAGATATGCGGGGTGTAGATTTAGGAACGCGCTATGGGTTTATAGCTCAGGACATGCAAGAAGTTCTACCTACTATCGTAAAAGAAGAAGAACATCTAACGCTGGAGCACAATAATATTATATCAATAAATACTGCGGCTATTAAAGAGTTAGTAAATGAAATAAATGAACTTAAAGACGAAATAAAAACATTAAAAGAAAACAATGGCTAGAATACCTACTTATCAAAAAGATGTAAATATTTCGGACCTTGATAGCTTTCTCGGTACAGACGGAGACAGCAACGAGTTAACTACCAAAAACTTCCATTTAGGAGATGTAGCTAATTATGTTATAGACAAGCTTATAGACCCTGACGCGACGGATTTTCAAATACCTGTATTTAATCAAAGCGGCAATAGAATAACAGGATCTATAATGAGTCAAGACAGTTCGCTTTCAAACGGCGTAGCTGGTACTAAGATAACTATAGCTGGTAACACAACTACTACAGGTAATGTAAAGATAGATACGTTAACATCTGGGTACATACCTTTTGTTAATTCACCAGCAGGTAACGTATTGCGCGACTCTGGTTTTTATCAAGTATCTGCGCCTGTTACTGCAGACAAAGCTATTGGTTTAAATACAACTAAACTTGGTAGTGTTTACGGTGAATATCCAGATTTAAGAGTTGCATCTAGATCTTTAAATGATCCAGGTGTATTAGATTTATTTAGACCAGATGGAGATGTTCAAGCTGGCGACAGGGTTGGTATTTTGCAGTATAGTCTTGACGATCAATCTGCATACGCTGTAGCGCAAATAGAAGTAAAAACAATTGGTAATTCTGGATCTGGCAACTCAGGAGGTGGTAAATTTTGTATTAAAACATCTACAAATGTTTCAGGCGCTCAACCAACAGAAAGACTTTGTATAGACAATACTGGAGCAGATTTTTCAGTACCTATAAATGTAACAGACTTAAACCAATCAAGTTTTGCAGGTCAAGTGACAATACCAACTACCCCCGTAGCAGCAACTGATGCAGCTTCTAAAGCTTATGTTGATTCGCAATTTAGCGGCGGAAGTGTAACAGGAACTGGCACAACTAACGCGCTACCCATATGGTCAGACGGACCAAACGGAGTTTTAGGGGATTCGCCTATAACTCAAATATTAGATTTTGGCGGTAATGTTAAAGAAATAAATATAGCGACCACATCAGGTAATGCAGCTCATTTTGACATAAATGGGGCAGGCGGCAAAGTAATTTTTGGTCTTCCATCCTCTACTCCGGCATTCGAACTAAAAATTGACAATACTGGTTATTATAGCCGTAACTTTCAGATGCGTGGAACTTTAGCTGTAGGAAGATCGCAACAATCCACAGCCGCTACTTTAGATGTAGGTAACGCAGGGGATCTTTACCCGGCTGCATTGTTTAGACACGGTGTTGTAATATCAAACAACCCATCAGGCGTTCAAGTTGACAACACGTCAATGGTTATTGGTGCTGGTAACAACGACGTTGTATATGGGTCTGACAATTGTTTAGTTGTAGGTAACAATAATAGAATACTAGAAGACTCAGACAACTCATTAGCAGTAGGGCAGGGCAACACCATCACAAACAATTCTGATAACTCTTTTGCTATAGGGCAAGGCAATACAATAGATGGATCCAATACCGGAACAAATTCTGTTAGATCTCAAGTATTAGGATATCAAAACTCGCTAACTGGTTCCTTTTCATCTCTTATAGCAGGTGGTCAAAACACAGTTACAACAAGTCAAAACGCGGTTGCTTTAGGATTTAGCCACACATTATCTGGTGCTGATTCTATGTTTGCTTTTGGCGAAAACAATACTGGGCCATCAGGGGCTAATGACAACAACTCATTTATGATTGGGGGTAACCTGACGGGAACCGATGGCACCATGGCGTTAGGCTTTAGAAATGACACATCATCTTACCCTGCTACAGATTATTCTAATGGATTAGGTAACACTAAATTCGCGGTATCAGTAGGAACAGTTACTAATTCCAATGCAATTATTATAACTGAAGGCGGTGTTAATAGAGGTGGCGGCGTTGCTCAAGTGCCACGTGTAGTGCTTCCGACAGTTGTAGAATTTAATTTTGCCAATGATGCAGACGCTGCTTCTAATGGTATACCTGTTGGTGGAATATATCATCATAACGGTAATTTAAAAATAAGAATAATATAATATGGCTAGAATAAGCACATACGCTTTAGACGCTAAACCGGATTTAGCAGATAAAGTATTAGGAACAAATACATCCGCAGGGGCAGCCAATCAAACAAAGAATTACTCTTTGAACGATATGGTAAAAATGTTTAATAAAGAAAATGCTATTGCCATCGCGGGGCAAGCTATATTTGAATTTCAATCAGACAAATTATTAGATGGCAGAGATAGCGGTACTATTAGTTTTAGAGCGGGAGAAGGTATTGATACCCCTTTTCAAAATATAGGCGAATTATTTATAAGTATTAAAAATAGCGGCAATAAAAGAATAATTGAGCTATTACAGACAATGGTCAAATCCAGAATTATATTGTGTCAAACAGACGATATAAATAACTTTGGCGCTTATTATTTAGACAACTTATTACAAGATTCAATAGAGACAGATTTTTATGTTGCTACGTTAGCGCCCGATCCTGATATGGTAAATGGCGTTATAAAAGAGAATAAATATTATGCAATAGCGGAATACTTTAAGCAAGATGCGTTTGAAGTGTGGGACCAATCATCAGCATCTAACGTTTGGGCTATAACACATACACTTGACAAAAAACCGTCAATTACAGTTGTAGATTCTGGAGACAATAAAGTATATGGAAAAATAGACTATATAGATAACAATAACTTAACAATAACATTTAACGCCGCATTTTCCGGCAAGGCTTATTTAAACTAACAAATCATGGCAGACATTAAATTTTTAGCCGGTCTCGATATAGACGGCAATATTAACTTAAACAAAGGGCAGCTACAATCACCGGTAATTCACCCTTTATCAGCAAACCCCGCATCTCCCGAGGTAGGACAGTTGTATTATAATACTGGCGACTCTGAGCTAAGAATATACACTAGCGGCGGTTGGATCCCAGTAGGGGCAGACACGGATAACTATGTAGATGACGGTTCTTATAGCGGTGGTACTTTAACATTAGAGAGAACTGGTACACTTGGGGATATTGATATTAGTGGTTTTCTTGAAATAGGTACAGGCGCAACGCAAGCTTTGGCAGGTAACACAACTACAATAACAACCACTCAGGCTGCTGCGATAATTACTAATAGCGGCAAAACATCCTTTCCTGGATTTGGCACTACAGCTGGTACAGCTTTAGAAGGAAATACAATAATACCCGCAGACAGTTTATCAGATGTTCTTAGTAGAGGCAATACAACAGGCGGTACTGATATTGAAGTAGAAGCGGGAGACGACATCACACTAACCGATTCGTCTAAAATTATAATGGATTCAGATTTCCAAATATATAAAACTCTTGGGAACAATGCTATTATATCAGAAACTGGCTCAGGCGATTTATTGCTATTGTCAAACAATGAGGTTGAGATTAAGTCAGGGGAACTTGGAGAAACATATGCTAAGTTTACAAAAGATGCGGGTATAGAGCTTTATACTAATGATAGTAAAAAATTCGAAACCACCTCAACTGGTATTACTATAACCGGTAAAGGTTTATCTACAGCTACAGCGGTAAATGACGCTAGCACAACATTAACCACAAAGGGTTATGTTGATGGGGAGATTAGCTCAGCTATTGCGGGCCAACTTGTTTTCCAAGGTGGGTATGACGCAAGTACAGACCCTCCAACTGGAACAGGAATATTAAAAGGTTATACATATGTTGTTACCACTGCTGGTAGCGGTACAGGCGGCTCTTTTTGGTCTGTTCCATTAGAAGTTGGTGATCTTATTATAGCCGAAAGCGATCAACCTACAACTGAAAGCGACTGGACAGAAGTTAACAAAAATATTGATATAGCAACTACCTCAACAGTTGGTGTTGTTCAGCCTAGCTCAGATAACTTTGCTATTAGTGGTACAGGATTGCTTACTATTAAAAATAACGGCGTTGCTCTTGGCACAGAAACAACTGGTAATTATGTGGCCTCTTTAACGGGCAGTACAAACGTAACTGTCTCAGGCGGTACAGGCGAAGGATCAACACCTTCTGTTAGTGTTCCTAATTCAAATATTGATGCTAGAATAACCAATAGACAATATGCAGGTTTGATTGGTAATGGCTCATTAACAGATGTACCCGTAACTTCCTCAACGCACGGGCTAGGAACTGATTCATCTCAGTTTATGGTTCAGCTTGTACAAGTGTCTAATGGCGAAACAGTTCATGCAGAAGTAACTAGAGGTGCAAGTGGTTTAGTAACAGTTGGATTTACTACAGCACCAGCAACAAACGCCATTAGAATTTTAATTAATAAAATAGGATAATAAAATTAAATTATGTCGGTAAAACATTTATCAGATATTTTAGTAGATGGGAAGATCGGTGTTGGCACCGACTCTCCCACTGCTCAAATAGAAATAGCAGATAGTAGTGATAATACATCTGGCCTTAGGTTCAAAACTGTAGGCTCAGGAAATCAAGATAATGTAAACTTCCACTTCCAGGGTACAGCTGGTAGTGCTCCTTTTTATATATCAAGAGCACAAACAGGCGGAGCGGAGATACAGCTGCAGAGAGATGGCGATATAATACTTAACGGTAACAACGGTGATAATACCGGAATTGGGACAACCCAGCCATCAGCAAAGTTAGATGTTAATGGTACAACTAGATTCAGAAGCAATTCAACTTTTAACGCTGCTTTATATGTAGGCAATTTGAGCATGAGTATAGAAGCTCAGCCTATATCAATAGGTGGGTTTGGTGATATTAACGCAGCAAGCTGGGCGCAAAATACATCTATAAGTGGATTAACATTAAAAAGCTCAGGCGTAACATCAGGATCTTATACTAACGCTAATATAACAGTAGACTCTAAAGGTAGAGTAACATCTGCTTCAAACGGTAGTAGCTCTGGCGTTGGCGGATCGGGCACAACTAATTACGTGCCTAAATTTAGTAACAGCTCAACATTAACTAATAGTATAATAAGAGATAACGGATCTAGCGTCGCTATAGGAGCAACACCAGAGTTAGCTAATAAGCTTTTAGTAAATGGCAGTATGAGAGTTGTAGATGATATATATCTAAACACTGGAACGTCAAACTCGATAAAAGGTACTAGCGGTGGTGTTGAGATTTATACTAATCATGTCAAAAAGCTTGCCGTTAAATTCGGAGGAGCGACAGAAGTGTATGATGATTTAAAAGTAGATGAAGATGTGCTTTGTGAAACTATAGGTAAAGGCTTAGTATTAAGATCGCCAAACGGAACAAGATACAGAATAAAAGTAGACAATAGTGGTAATTTATCAACAGAAACCTATTAATAAGAAATTAGATTACTTAAGAATTAGGTAATTATATAACCAATAGTAATAATTAAAACCAAAACCAATGACACTATATTACCAGACTAATACGTGGACTAGTCAACCACAACCAACAGAAAAAGCCGTAGAAACCTGGAAACACGCATCCACTAAGGCTAACTGGCGTATTGTTCAGTTACCAAATGGGTTCTACCAAACAGAAATAAAAGTACCAGACGAAGATTCTTGGAAAGATATTACAAGGAGAGAAACTATCGAGGGTGCAGAAGCGGCAATTGACGGATCAATTCAATATTATCAGAAAAAACTTGATTTTATAAAAGGCCCTAAAGTTGTAAAGACTTTTGAAAAAGAGTAAATAATTTAAAATTTAATTTAATGGAATTTAATAACCCTAGTGAGATAGTTAAAACTCTCACATTTGGCAATGAAGCCAAAGAGCAAATTATGCAAGGCGTCGAAAAATTGTCAAACGCAGTAAAGAGCACGTTAGGTGCTTCTGGAAAATGCGTTATATATGAAGACGCTCTTGGAAAACCGGTAATAACAAAAGATGGTGTAACCGTTGCGGAAAGCGTAGTCTTATTACATCCGGTTGAGAACATTGGCGCAACACTCATAAAAGAGGCGGCAAGCAATACGGTAAAAGAAGCCGGGGACGGTACAACAACATCAACTGTCCTCGCGCATTCTTTACTAAAAACAGTTAATGAAAATTTAGATGAAGAAAAAGTTAGAGAGCTTAAAAGCGGCATTGCTACTGGTGCTGAAAAAGTTATGGTTTATCTTGATAAAACCAGTATTGAAATTAAAGGTGATATGCTTAAGCAAGTTGCTGGTATTTCATGCAACAACGACTCAGAGCTTGGAGATAAAATTGGACAAGCTTATGAAAAAGTTGGAAAAAATGGAGTTGTTCTAATGGAAGAATCCGATACAAATGAAACTTATGTTGAGTTTGTTGATGGAGTTCAATTTGATAGCGGTTTAAAATCACCGCATTTAGCTACAGATAAAAATAAGGGCTCAGCTACATTAGAAGACCCATATATACTTATAGTTTCTTCACCTATACCCAATATACGAAGAATACAAAATGTATTAGAGTTTGTAATTAAAAATAAGAAAAGTTTATTAATAGTTGCAGACGTAGAGCAGCAGCCGTATCAAACGTTATTAGCTAATAAAGTAAAAGGCAATATAAAAGTAAATATTGTTGACATACCAGGCTTTGGCCCAACTAAACAGCAGACGCTTGAAGACCTTGCTATATTAACTGGCGCTAACATAATAAACGAGGAGTTAGGGGACGATTTAGACCTCATAGACCCTGATGTATTAGGCAAAGCGTTTAAAGCTGTTACAGACGATAAAAACACTGTTCTGCAAGTAGCCGAAGCAAATGAAGAGGTTGCATTAAGAATAATGGATGTTGAAAAGCAAATAAGCGAAGAGACTAATCCGTTTTTTAAGAAACAATTAGAGCAAAGGCTATCAATGCTTACCGGTCAAGTTGGTATAGTTTATGTTGGAGCAGACTCTAAAGTCGAATTAAAAGAAAAGAAAGATCGCGTTGAAGATGCGATTTATGCGACGAAAGCCGCTTATAAAGAAGGTATAGTCCCGGGCGGGGGTGTAGCTTTGCTAAATGCTTCTACACTGATTAAGCCGAAAAATAAAGGTGAAGAGATATTGCTTGCTGCAATAAGATCACCGTATGAGACTATATTAGAAAACGCTAATATGCAAGTAGTTTATCCTCAAATCAAAAACAGGGGTATAGACGTTAAAACAGGTAAAGATGTTAATATGATTAAAGCCGGTATTATAGATCCGGTGTTAGTTACTAAAACAGCTTTAAAGAACGCAGTAAGTGTTGTCAATACAATTATATCTGCCGATTGTATAATCAGTAATAAAAGATTAGCATGAAAGCAATAAATCATTTTGTAATTGTAGATAAAATTAAAGAGCAGCCAACAAAAGTTGGTGGGCTAGAGCTTACTGAAAAACAAAATAAAGACGTTCGTTACGTTAAAGGTAGAGTAATAAGTATAGGTGATCAAATAGATATACTGCAAGACGGTGATTTTGTTAGATATGACAAACACGCTGGGCATGGAATAGAATGGAACGATCATTTGTATTATGTGCTAAAAATTTCAGATATAGTACTTATAGAATGAGGCTAACTGGAACTGATCTGCAGGATATGAATTTGTTAAAGTATTACAGGCTTATCAGAAGGTGGGCCTGTAAGACTTATGACTTAAAAGATGCAGATTTAGAGCTACTTATTTACTTAGATTGCAAAATGCTTTTTACACGTAATGATTTTATTAATGGTGTGTACACCTATAGCTGGGATAAAAACCGGTGGGAACGCTTAAGGCGGAATGGTTGGATTGATGTATTTAAAGAAAGAAATAGGACTACTTCAAAGTATGCTGTTTATAAAACATCAAACAAATGCAAGCTTTTAATTAAAAGAATATACAGAATAATGTTAGCAGAGGAAGATTTGCCAACATCTGAACGAAGTACATTTTATAAAAACAAAACATATACGGATAAAGTTTATAACAAAGCTATTGACGATATGATTAACGATAAAGAACGATGAGTTTCAAATTAAAGTCTAAAGGTGAAATATTCGGTATCAACGAAGAACTATCTGAGTTTGGTAGACCAGTTTTTGAAAAAGATTTAGGCGATGGTATTATAGCAGAAGCTAATCGTGATGGTACTACTTTTGTAAATAAAAATGTAAGCGAAAAAGAAAAGCGTGATTCTATTCCCGAAGAAAATAATCACCACGACCAAATGATAACAGGCCGTTTGCAATATACAAACGAAGAAGTTACTTGGAAAAAAGATACAAAGTCACCAGCTAGAGTATATCAGCGTGTTGGCGGAAGAATAGTAAATAAAACAACAAATGAGCCAGAAGGCGGTAACCTTGAATGGGAAGCTGAGGCTAAAAAAGCATAATTATGGCAAACCCAATTACAGCAATAGCATCTCGCTCATGCGCGAAGAACTCTTTACTTAAACAAACCGAAGATGATTTGTCTAAAGGATCATCTACTAGAGAGGTGTCAACAGCAGATGTCCAACAAAATATTGGCGGTGGGCGAGCTATA